GTGCTTTACGCGCCTGTTTCCCACACTTTTTGCCCATACCCGTATGTGCCACGGGGGGTCAATTTAATTCTGTGCGTTTTTTCCTTTAGATGAATTACAAGAACGACAAAGCACTTGGATATTTTGCAATTCGTTTCTGCCACCATTTGCCAAACTGATTATGTGATCCGCCGTCAGGTCTTGAGTGCTATGGCACAGGCGACAAAATGGTTGCAACTGCCGAGCGAGCTTAGATAACTTCTGCCACTTGTAATCATAGCCTCGCGCTGTTCGTGATGGGCGCAGTGCTTCTTTCTTTCGCTTACATTCAGCACAGAGATAAGAGTTGCGAACTATTGTTCCGCATTGTGCGCAAGGTCTAGGAAGTAATGCCATCGTGTTTCACTAAGTATTCTATTGCCATCGCTAGGCGGGTGGGTGAGTCCTTAAAGAATCCAAGACCCTTGTTGCAATAAGAACAAACAATTCCTCGCACAATAAGTGTGTCGTGATTATGGTCAATGATTAACTTATCATTGCTTTCATCAGCAGTGATTCCACATATAGCACAAGAGTTATTCTGTTTCTTTAAGAGTTCGTCATAGTGTTGCTTTGCTTCACGAACAAACTTTCTATGAATCTGCCTACAATGTTTGCAGATGTTGTGTCTTTTGTTTATTGCTTTATTAGTGAAACGAAACTCTGTTATCGGATATTCAGTTCCACACTTACGACACACACGCGATTCATTCGGCTTCCTCGTCATCATCTTCATCATCCGTTCCGAAGCCTGCAAGACGATCCTCAGTTGGAAGAGATAGATAACATTGCAGCGTTGCATTGACTGCTCTGCTCAATAACGACTCGATAGCATCAAAGGAAAGATTTTGGTCGGTTGTCATCTCTGACTCAACATCACCAATGCTTATTGTTATGCTCAACATTGTTGTAGCTCCAAACGCATATCAAGCAAATCGTCTATGAACTCGTCAACAATGTCGCGTTGGCGTTGAGTGTAATGAGGAAGGTTGCGTGCCTTGGTAGCGTGACCAAGGGCTTCATCGATTTCGTGGATGGATTGTTCCGAGATAGGGAACTCTGATAACGAAAGTGTAGCAGAGAACCTTGACAACATTCTAGGCATTTTGTTGCCTCACTTTCATTAGGGCTTGGAGATCGTAAGTCGAACCCCGTTTCTCAATTCCAAACTTTCTAACTGCTCGATAAACCTCTCGCTCTGTCATTTGTAGCCAAGCTGCAATTGCCTCGATGTCAAGAAAGAATCTGCGATTCGGATTGCTCATTGCTAGTGCCACCAATCTCAAGACCGACCAACTTTGTTTGCATCCAAAGCAACTGACATCTTGTGACATTTGTTCGACATCAATGACAACAAAACGATTGCAGTCATCAGTCGGACAAGGAATCCTTCTTGCCTGTTCTTTGAACTTTTTGGCGGCTGCACGACCCCTAGCGTGTAGCCCCCAAACTTCCCCTGCGAAGTCTAACGCCCACGGCTGAGTCAATGTCCAAGAAAGGTGGGCAATGTGGAACTCACAGGTTGCCAGGACTTCAAGGTCAGTAGTCGGCTCCCTCTTTACTAGCGCGGGCGGTGTCAAGGCCCTGTCGCGCCTGATAATGCCTTCCCACCCGTGAAGGATGGCAAGAAGGTCAGTTGCCATTGAAAAGTCCAAGGCATTGACATTGATACCGATAGAGCGTTCGGCGCTGACCGCGCCACTGCCGGTGCGTGATGGCTCAAGGTAGAAGCCTGCCTCGAACTGCAACTGTGGCAACTCCTTCAAGGTAGCTCGCAGGCGACCGAAGCAACTGCGACACTCGGCTTCGATTTCTTTCTTACAGACTAAACATTGCATCAGAACGGCCTTCCTATGTAGTCGAGTTCTTTCCAATAGTTCGGCGGTGTCACTTCAAAGAGTTTGAATGAGGAGCAGTGATGCTCTCCCAAGATGACCGACCTCTTGGTCTTGCCCCACTTAATTCGGTTGGCACTTCTTTCAACCGCCTCAAAGGACACCTTGGTCTTGTGACACTCAAAGGTCATTAGGTTGTTGATCCGTTTAATTATCTCTTCCTCAATGGTGAGGACAGGGGTATCAAGTCGGCGAGCAAAGCCAGCCCAACTTATCCCTGCCCAAATGAGGGCTCCACACCTTGAGCAATTTATAGGCTTGAAATCTTGATTCATCTGTTCCTCGAACTGTTCCGACCAACCGTTCCGTTCCCCCCCTTATAGGGGGGGGAAACGGCGGAACGGTTATTGGCAAAACCGTTCCGTAGTGGTGCGGAACGGTGCGGAACGGCGGAACGGTTGCCTGTTTTGAGCGTAAAAATAACACCTAACCGTTCCGACTGTTCCGTAAGGGTATTTTGATTAGACAAACAACCGTTCCGTGTCCAACCAAGTGCTGCGGAACGGTCACTCATTTGGAGTCCAAGCCTTGACATCATTGACAATGAAATCTTGCTCAAAACTGTAATAGATTTTCTGACCATCTCTTCGATAAGTAATGTGACCGCCACCGACTAATGACTCTAAAACAACTTTTAACTCACCATTACCAACGCCAATGTTCTTATCTCTTAAGATGTCAGCGATTTGATTTCGGTGCATTTCGTATCCGTGATTCCTAAGTAAATCGCAGACCGCTTCCATCTTCTGTTCTCTACTTGAAATCTTGACACTGCCACCCGATATGGACACCGAGATACCGCCATCAGGCAGCGAGCGCAGGTTGGCAACGCCGACCGTCTTGGCATCGGGGCAGATGGCACGGACAAAGCCAGGCCTATCTTTGGTGCAAGTTATATCAAGGGCTCCGTCAATGCCTCTGCCAAATGGCATCGCCACCGACACGGCAAAGGCCGCACCGTCAATGTCAGCTCTCTTGGCTTGGGCTCCAATGGCATAGTTGCCTCGGTTATCCTTTGATTTGGTGACATGGTCGATGGTAAGAATGCCAGCGCCACCGATCCTTAAGGGCTTCAAAATTGTCTGCGAGAAGAAGGTTGCATCCTTATTCTTCTCTAAATCAAGACCCATCAGGTTCATCGCGGCATTGACACCATCAACGACAATCAGACTTGGCAGGTAGGCCATAATCTCAGTCTTCATCAATTCGCCAACACCTGCTTCGAGTTTGGAGTCAGGGTTTGCATACCTAAAGAACTTGAACTTATCTGTCGGCACCTTCATTGTCTTTAAGCGATTGAGAATGCCTCTTGCCGAGTCTTCAAAGTCTAAATAGAAAACTATGTTTTTCTTGGCAAGTTCTTGCCTTATTGCTTCCAATGCGAGCCAAGTTTTACCGCTCTCAGACTCACCGAAGATGGCATTTATCTTGCCTGCATATAAAAGAGAGTTGCCATCTTCTCGTCTAAGCATTGATGGCGCAGGCTCATCGGCTAGTTCTAACTCTTGAATCTGTTTAGGTATCCAAGAGGACTCAAAGGGCTGACCTTCTTCATCGTGGAGTTGAACTAGCGCAGGTGAGTGAACTTCTAAGGTTTGAAGCTCTTTGCGTGCCTCGCCATAGCCTTGCTCACGCAGAGCCTTGGCAGAGGCGGTGAAGTTGCCTTGATGCTGCACGATGGTGAAGACTGCGAACTTGCTATAACTTCGCTCAGCTTCAAACTGTGTTGAACTTGAAAAGACATAGAACTTGTCATTGCCTGCGTGATTTGTGGTGGCGCTTATGCCTTCAGACTTGCCTGGTCTTCTCCAAGAGGTCACACCTGCCTTGTTGGTGTAAACCTTCTTCCAACCTAAAGGCTCAAGTATCTGATCCCAAGTGACTTTGGCGTTGTAATCATCGCCAGGAGTTAAATTGACACCTTTTGGCGCAAGTTCTTCGGTGACAAACTCAACCTTGGGAACTGAGTCAAAGGTTTCAAATAATTTGTGGAGTTGGTCGCGCTCGTCAACCGTCAGTGTCGGGATGCTATTGGCTCCGCCAACAAGCATCTTCCAAGCTCCGCCTGACGGATGGCAAGGCCCTGCCGATGGCGCGACAATGACAAAGCCGCCCTCACCTCTTGTTTCGGCTAGGACATCTATCCCGCCATTTTCGCCAGGCCTTCTTGCGAGTTTGGTGTTGCCAGGAACTTCTCCGTCAATGCGATAGAGCCAATGGATTCCGCCTGATGGAGTCATCTCCACATACCCGTTGTTTATGCGATCCCAAACATCACCAAGGCCTGCATTATTTGCCATCTCTTTTAAGTCAAGGTGCATCTTGTCGGCAACTGCTCGGCCTTCTAGTTCCAACATCTCTAAATTGCCACTGACTTTTCCACAAATGACACCGACACCTTCGGCGCTTGCAAACCAAGTCAGCAACTCATCAGGTGTTGGCAGGCGTTCTTGATATAGCTTCCAATTGGTAAGTGCAGGCCTTTTGGAGCCATCAGTTGCAACCGGCACCGCACAGATGCCATTGGCAGCGAACTCAAGGCCCGTTCGTAAGATTTCCCCCGTCATAGTTCTCCTAGTTTGTTATTCTGTTAATAATCCACTCGACAACAGGCACCGCCACCGCATTGCCCATTTGTTTATAGCGGTGCGAATCGGCTTGGCCCTCTGTCCATCCATCAGGAAATCCTTGCAACCTCTCGCACTCTGTCGGTGTCAATCGGCGCACTGTTGACTTCTCCCAAATAGTTCCAATGTTTTCTTTGTTAGCAGTATGGGCTTTGATTGTTTGACTTGTTTCGCTAACAGTTTGATTGTAAGCATCAAAGGCTAAGACCTCTGCCAACATCGGCATATTGTTTCCGCCTGTTCCCATTCTTGCCTGCAAAGTGTTTATCTTGTCATCTTGCACTCTGACATCACCTACTCTCTGTCCATAGAAAATAATTTGAAAATTACTTGTCGCCAATGTAAAACTCCTGTTCTCCGCTAGTAGAAATCCCTTCCCCCCCCCCGCTTTTCCTTCTCGTTCTCTCATTACAATAACCATCATTTATTTTTTAATCTTTACTCACTAAATCAACAATTGCTTTGTTGTCCAATAAATCATCGGCAGCGAGTCCTTTGTAATCTCTCGCCGCTAAAGTTCCTGTGACTGCTCGTTCGCCACTTGATTCAGCGCCTCTTGCAATGGTTGTGGAAGAACCTTTCCTCGGCGCGTTGCTCTTCGCAAGATACCCTGCGCGGCCTTCGCTGATAGCGAGTATTTCTTCAGGTGATCGCCCTTGGTTTCCAAGACATCCGACAATGAAGACTCTACGCCTTCTTTGGGGAACTCCGAAGTATTGAGCATCAAGCACCCGCCAAGCGATGCGATACCCGCGCTCGACCAACGCTTCAACGACAACGGCCATATCTCTTCCGTTATTTGAGGAAAGTAAACCAGGGACATTTTCGAGGATAAAAGTCTGCGTTCTTGTTTCGTCAAGGAGTCGGCAGATTTCCCAGAAAAGTCCACTACGCGATCCCGCCAACCCTGCTCGCTTTCCAGCAACGGAAAGGTCTTGGCAAGGAAATCCACCGGTGATGATTCCATCTTCGGGATTAAATCCTGCTGCTCGTAATTGTTCACCTGTGACCCCCTGAATGTCGCCGAATACTTGTGCATTCGGAAATTGTTTTCTCAATACATTTTGCGCGTTCTTATCCCACTCAACACTTGCGACAACTTTGACTCCTGCTCGCTCTAAAGCTAAGTCAAACCCGCCAACACCTGCAAACAGTGACACTGCCGTTGTCATATTGACCACCATCCCCTAATCGTTCCCCCTAGTGGGCAGATGTTCCAATCTGCCTTGCCATCTCTTATCCATTGCTTATGAAGTTCTATTTGAAACTCAAAATCTGTTTCGTGAGTGTCACGCCCGCAGTCAGGACATATGGCAACTCCAATGGTTTCGAAGATGTGGCGACACATTTGACTCCTTTTTATTTGTCGAGTGCAGTGGCAGGAATCGAACCTGCCGATGAATGACCCCGTATCTCATCGCTCCCAAGCACTGCTTGGTTGCCCGTGGAAAGGTAGGACACAGGCAACCTTATGATGCAAGACGGTGACGGAAGGAAAACCGCCTTGCTTTCACATTTATAGTGGCTTTGCTCCAAGTTGTGCGAGCAGAGCTGCAACTTCAGGTGTTAAACCCGCAGTTGGATTTGCAATAGAGGCCACAGGCGCAGGCGTTGCCACAGGCGCAGGCGGTGCCGCAAGATAAGCATTTGCCTTTGCAATTGCTGTCGCATCGCTAGTGGCATCTAGCAAAATCCACGGCGCGCTCTTGCCAGGCTTGGCAGGGCCTTGGCCGATGCGGGCAAGAACCTTCTGATTCAGTTTTGTCTTCAGCGCATTGCGAAGTGCAACATTGAACCAAAGCAAAGAGTTGTATTCGGTGTTTGTGTCAAGATCATAGACATTGACTTCGACTGCCTCGGCGATGCCGTGGACAGTTTGAATCCCTGTCTTATATTCAATAGGTGTAATAATAAGCAAGTGATTGGCAAGGTCTGCCACTTTCACTGACTCGCTTTGATTTCCTGGTGATGCGAAGGTCATTCCCCCGACTCCTTTTCTATTTTGTTTGCTTCATCTTCTTCATTGTTTTTTACTATGTCATTGATTGTCACTTCAATGTCGTTTTCATCAGCTTCTTCAGTTGTTTCAATCCAGCAATAGCCAACAGAGCCACCGCGCATTCCAATAAGCCAAGCGACAGAATTGAGGATTCTTGCTTCCCAATGCTTCATCGGACTAATTACGAGTCGCGGTTTCACCGTAGCATCCTTTCGAGAGGTCTTTTGAGTAAGGCAAAAAGTAAGGACAATAGTTGCAAAGTCGGTTTGGCTTTGATGGAATCATCTCCCACATTGCAGGATTTGTTTCCACATCAACCTGAGCAAGTAGAGCGTGGATGTTATCCATTCGCTCTAAACCTTTCAGAGCTACCGATTCGTCATAGTCATAAAGTTCTATGTGCATCTCATCTATGCCACCACTCGTTGGCA